GCTAAAAGAATGTTGTGGGATTTTTCTCAACAATTACGGTCTTGGCAGAAATATAGCAATGATTTTACCGATGCGGGTGATGCTCTTGACAAGATTAGATCAGAATTTCACAGATTAGTTAATGAATATAATATCAACATAGACTAAGGAGATTATTATGCCACTTTTTGAAGTTAATACCGTTTCTTTGTTTCGACATAAGTATGTGATTGAAGCTAAGAATCTTGAACACGCTTATGATACTGTATTGATTGATAAGCCAGAAGAGCTGACTCAAAAACATCTTGAAGAAACTATTCTTGATGGTCGAAAGATTGACAGAAAAGAATTTGAAAGACTTTGTGATGAATCTCTTAACGATAGTACAGAATTAAGTAACGCTCATCTTGGAACACGAATTATACACAAGGTAGATTACAATGAGTCCTGAACTAACAGCTAAATTAATCTCAGCCTATCCTGAACAGTTTAAAAATCTTACATGGATAGAATGTGGGGATGGTTGGTTTAATATCCTATCCAAGCTATGTTATATTGTAGATAATCGTCTTCATTACAAGCAAAAGACTAATGAGCCTCTAGATTTTTTCTGTTGGAGTCAAATTAAGGAAAAGTTTGGTGGGCTAAGAGCCTATGCTTATGGCGCTGATGATTTTATCAAAGGAGCAATAGATATGGCAGAAAGTATGAGCTATATTACTTGTGAGGTTACTGGAGAAAGAGGAAAACTTCGCAAACAAAGGAGAGATGATGAAGGAGAGCCAGTTATGGCATGGATAAAAACCCTTTGTGATAGTGAAGCAGAAAAAGAAGGCTATATTATCTAAATTAGTGACTAAATCAAAAAATCGAGAATACTCTAAAGATTCCCTCTTGACAGTGCCGATAAGTGAGATATACTTAGGGTGTAACGTCAACAAACACAGGAGAAAAGAAAATGGGTAAGGGTCAAAAAACTTGTGAAAAATGTGGAGCTACCACAGGCCCGCGAGCTTATATGTGTCCTAAGTGCAATGCTCCGTTCGTTTTTAAGGCAAAGAGCAAAGAAGCAAAGAACACAAAGATTATTCGTGACTTTAATTGGAAGGAACTGATTAAAGGAGATAGAATTAGAGTTGGTGGAGGCCCGTACTTTGTGAGGGGTGCTGACTTCATTCCTATGGGTTATAGAGGTCGTTTTGTTGTGGAAGGTATTGACCAGCATGGAATTAAAGCATGGGGTCTGGACAAGCACCAAGGCTTCTGTCATATTTATATGGGGCCAGACATTCAGAACAAAGAAACTCACGTTTGGAAGATTAAGCACAAACTTATGAAACTCAAACAAAAAGTTGAGGCTTAATATGGACTTAACACAGGAACATAAAGATCAGATTAATCATCTTGTGGATTGTCGTGATCGTATTACTTCTAATGTGTTGCAAATTCAAAATATCCTAAAAACTTATTTTCCAGAAGAATTTGAGCGAGCTATACAGTTTTATCTACCACAAATTATCACTGCTCTTCATGAAGAAAAAAAGTGGCTAAGTAGGGGCGAATACAGCTTGCAGAACACTATTGACAATCTGTTAGAGCGGTGTAAAATTGATCAGAGTGGTAAGGGTACTACAAAATATCTTTAATTGGAACAAATAATGGAAAATTATAGTATTATTGACTTGGAAGGTTATGCAAAAGCCATGAGGGACGGTGCTGCATCTTCTTTTGAAAAAGACTATACAGAAAATTTGGATGAATTTATTTCTATTGGTCAGGTAATTAATATGATCAAGAAAAATAATCTTGGTCTGGATGAAGAAGGTAATTATCTTATCAATGAACAGATTTTCGATGATGTATTTAATGATATTAGAGATTGGCTTTATGGTGTTGGTTTAGCCAAACTTGCTTCAAAAGGATTTGTAGACTGTTCATGGGATGATGAATCAAATGAAATGGTTTTTTGGTTAGCAAACAAAGACAAGACAAATATTCCCGCTAAACCCTCACAGGATAATGATGAGTAATTATATTAAGATTAGAAATCTGAAGCTTTTTACTAAGAGTATCAGAAAAAATGTGGTAATGGTTTTTCCTAGAAAATATTCCTATCAAATAGATAATCTGATTTCTTTATCTCAAACAGAAAATTTAGTTAGACAATATATTGAGCCTGGGTATAATGATGAGTTTATTCTTAGTGATGAGAATTATGATCTTCTTTGTGATAAAATCAAAAAGTGGATTTATAACTCCAGTTTAAGTCTAGTGGCATCATCTGGAACTATAGAATGTGCTTGGGATGATCAGTCTAATGAAATGTTTTTTTGGCATCCAGAGTCAAACGAAACCTTTAATATTGCAAAGTAATTATGTCAAAATCAGAAATATCAGAACTGAAGGAAAAAGTACATGAACTAAAAGAATATTTATATTCTGATCTGTGTAAAGCCTGTGGAGAAGCAGCGATAGCTCTAGAGAAAATTAGTCAAAGATTAAACGAACTAGAGTCACAACAAAATTCCTAAAGGTCTTGACAGCGGTTGGTCGATAGGATACAATAAGCAACACGGGGCGTAAGGTAAGCCGGTTGCATCCGACACTCTTATAAGGTGTTCATAGGTACGTTCGACTCGTACACGCCCTATTTAATGAATGGATTATTTATGAAATTACAACCACTAACAGTTATTTTTGCAGGATTATTCTTATTGTCATTAGGATTTAATTTTCTTCTTTATTCAGACATTCAAAGACTAAAAAGGATGGAGAATAAGCCAGCAAGGATTATTATAGAAAGGCCACCGGAAATTGATATAAAACCAAAAGTTTGGGGGTATACTAAAGAACGGGCGATTCCTGGTATCGACAGGTAAAAAGAAATATAAATTGCATTGACTGGTTGATCGACCGGCCAGTATAAAAGTCGATTAAAAAATGTTAATTGGCGAAGTTTCAACTCTCGCTCTCGCTGCCTAATTAATTAGGTAATGAGTGGGGCGGCATGAGCCTTATTACCAAATCATGCTGACTCCGATATTCGGATATGGTAGTCCTACCAGACATAAATAGGAATGATGATTGTACTCAATCTGACTCAGATAATTCTGATAGCTTTGTTATTTGTGTGATAACAAGTAACTAACAATGTAGAAGTTTATATAGACGTTTACACTGGACGGGGTTCGATTCCCCAATCGTCCACTTAATATTATGAGAAAAATTTGTACTTACTGTGGGAAGCGTAAAAACCTAGCAAGTTTTCCCAAGCATAGTATGTACAAAGATAATCTTGATAGCAGATGTCGCAAGTGTGTTAAAAAACATTCTAAGATTAGAGTTAAGCTACATAAAAAAGCGCCACCAAAACCAGAAGTATGTGAGTGCTGTAAAAAGGTTCCCTACAAATGGGCCTTAGATCATGATCATGATGATAATAGTTTTAGGGGCTGGCTCTGTGAACCTTGTAATACTGGCATAGGTAAACTGGGTGATGATTTTCAGAGCATCGTTAACGCTATGAATTATTTTCTTTCAAGGCAAAAACGATATGAAAAATAAGATTAAAGAACATCTAATAGAAAACAATATGACATATTGGGAACATTTTAAATTTGCTATATTTTTTGGATGCTTATCTTTAATCGCAGGAGTTTGTTTGATAATTCATGCCCTTCTACCTTGCTGGTTTCAGACTGCTGGCAGCGATTTAGTTCAGTCTATGGCTATTGTATTTAAGAAACGAAGCCGATTAGACGATACTTGACAAGAGGACTACCGTATGGTAGAATTGGGGAAACACAGGAGAAAATAAAAATGTCGTTTGAGCATCTGTCTGGTTTTGTTCGTGATCTTAAAGCAACTAGTAGTACCATTGATAAGGTTGGTATTATTGAGGACTATACTTCCTCTAATGATAGTGGATCGAATTTCATCAAGAAGATTCTACTTTATACCTATCATCCTCTCTGGCAGTATAATCTAACTAGCGACAATCTTAAAAAGAAGTTTACTTTGAGAGGAAAGTTTTATAAGACTATTTTTGATTTGCTGGACGCTTTGAAGAATCGAGAAATTACGGGACATGATGCTATTGGAGCAGTCAATACTTTTATTGACAATAATTCAAAACATGAGGAACTTATTCACTGTATCATTGATAAGGATTTGAAAACCCGTGCTGGAGATAAGCTGATTAATAAGGCTATTCCAGATCATATTCCAACATTCAGCGTTGCTCTTGCTGATAAATATGTTCCTAAAATTGTAGACTGGAAGGATGGATGGTATGTTAGCAGGAAGATCGACGGTGCTAGATGTATTGCTATTGTTGATAGTAGTGGTAATACTACCTTTTATTCCCGCACGGGAAAAATCTTTGATACTCTTGATATTGTTAGCGGTGGGATTAAAGCTTTGGGACTTACTAATGTAGTTCTTGATGGAGAGCTTTGTCTGGTTGATGAAGATGGTAACGAGGATTTTCAAGGAGTAATGAAAGAGCTTCGCAAGAAGGATCATACTATTCCCAATCCTTCCTATAAAATTTTTGATATGATTACTCATGATGAGTTTTATAGCCAGAAGGGAGAGAAAAATCGACCATTTAGTATCAGGCTCAAGAATCTTACAGAGATTATGAAGAAGAACGAATGTCCATGCTTGACACTTCTGGAGCAATCCTTGATTAAGGATGAAAACCATTTCCAAGAATTTGTCAAAGAATCTACTGAGAATGGCTGGGAGGGGCTTATGCTTCGTGCAGATGCTCCATATAAAGGAAAGCGATCCAAAGACCTACTCAAATATAAGTCATTCTTTGATGATGAATATGAGGTTCTAGATACTGAAATGGGGCCATTCCGTTATGTTAAGGATGGTGCAGAATGTGAGGAAACTATGTTGAGTTGTGTTATGATTCAGCATAAGGG